ATTTACATCGACGACGAGGACGCCGCCGGGCGCGACCTGTCCGCCTTCTTCGCCAGTGTGGACGCAGGGAAAATCATAATCCGGCAGGCCAACGACGCTACAAAGTGGGCTATCTTCGATATCACGGCGGTGACTGACAATGCCGGGTACACCGACTGGACGGTCACCGTGAGTGATGTTGGCGCTCTGCCGGACAACGCCGCCGAGCTCAACGTCGAGATTATCCCCGGCGGTGCAGGCGGCACAACCCTCGGCGCTGCGCAGTACGGAAGTTGGTCCAGCTACGAAAAATGGGATGACGCGTCATCGATGGTAAGCGCGCTGGACGACGGAATGAACGCGCCTAGCGACGGGGTCGTTACCGGGTTCGATTGGGCGCAGTCAACCGCCGGAAGCAACGATTCCCAATATAAAACAATGCGGGTCCGCACCGAATACAGGAGTGTGAGCTAATGGCCGCTGAACAATGGTATTTCCTCTTTAATGACGCGGACGGCAGCTACAACTGCCACCAGAAACGTCCATTCCCCAAGCACATGAACCACGAGGGTGTGACGCAGCGACGCCTGACGGTGGACGTTGACGTGCTCGAAGATGTGACGCTGACCTTCTACGATGAATTTGACGATGGTATCGTTGACGCCGCGCCGATGCTTGCCCCGACGAAGACTGAAAAGGGTCAGCAAATGCTGGCCGACGAGATCACCAAGATGGTCGAAGATCAGACGCGCGAAGTCACGCGGTCGCCCACCCAGATCGGGCGGTTTAACACGCTGGTCAGCCTCGCTCGAAAATACATGAAGCCGGAGGCGGTAGATAAAATCCTGCAAGATGGGAAGATCGACGCGACTGAAGCTGATCAAATCAACGCGGCCATGGAAAGGAAGCCCACATGAAGACCGTCGAGGTAACGACCCTGATCGCTAATGAGTTGGCGAACGTGGTTGCTGACATGGCCCCGAATTGGCAAAACCTGTCGGTGGGCCCGAACATTTCAGAGGCCGAGTTCTTCGCCCAGACTGTGCCTGACGTTGAGGTCTACAAGAAAAACGCAGGACAGCCTTCGTTGCTGGTTACGCCTTTGGATTTTCACCACCAGATGCCAAGGCTAAAGCGTGTCGCCGAAATGGCGGGTGCGCGTGAGGTCAAGAACCACTGCGTTTATCTGCCGCAGACAATGATGCCGTTTCATACGAACCGGGATGAACCGGGTTTACGGACATATTTCACGCACACGCTGGGCAAAGCTTACTTTCGATGGATGGACCAAGAGGGCAACATGCACGTCGAGGAAGACGGCCTAGGTTGGACCGGTCGGCAGTTCGACGTGAGCGCCGACTACCCGATGTGGCACAGCATCTGGACGGAAAAGACGAGATTCAGCTTTGGTTTTCTCAGTTAAAGAATGGCAAATGCGCCGGGCTGAACAGCCTTGGAAAAGCAGTATAATTCCGCTGTTGGCGGCATTCGCTCCGCGTGTCACTGACGACATGGTCCACCTTGATGATCTGAACGCCCCGGTTGATAGCAGGGTTGTTTGGTCTGAGGGCAACCCCATCCCGCACTGGTTCATGCTGTCCCGTGGCGGGCTGCACGTTAGCCACTTCTCGGCGGAAGCGCCTTGGGCGGGCACACGGCCCGACCCCTCGGTAATTGAGCGGGTGCCGCGCGTTCCGCAGAAGTGGGGAAGTATTGATTGCAGGCTTCACTGGCCGGGCCGAAGTGGTTTTGTTCTGGGGCTCGGCGACATGCCGGGCTGCGACCTGAACCGCTGGCACCCGAAAGACGCGGCGCCCAGCTATTCACTGGAAAGTCTGTTTCACGCGGCCAGTGAAATCAGGATCGACAATCCGCATTCGGGCCTGATCCTTAGCGCGGTGATGACCGGCAAGCCTGTGACGGCCCCCATGGGCGGGCTGTTCGGGCCTCTTGCTGCCGATCCTTCGTGGGCTAACGTCGTCAAGTGCCTGACGTGGCTTGAGGACTTCTCAGTGAACGTGACAGACCCATACTTCGCGGATGATGTTGAAGCGAGGCTGGCAGCATGACCCCGATGCTTATCAAACCCGGCCCAGCGCACCTATACGAACAAGTGAAAGCAAGCTGGAGGGTTGGCAAAACGGACAGTAGCGGCAGGTCAGATGTGCCCGTCGATGTTCCCGCAGTCTCAGGCTGGCTCGCGGGCCAGATGAATGATGCGATGGCGCTGTTTGGGGAGGCGCTTTTGGCCGAATACGGCAAGCCGATACAGATCACAGGCGTGCGTTCGATGTTTTCAACACAGCCTGCCTCACCGGAGGCGACCAATGTGCGCCAGCCGCACCTTGACCACGGCAGGAAAGCACTAATCGGGCTATGGTACTTCGCGCACCCAGAAGACAAGGCAGGCGGCGACCTGATGGTTGGCGATATCCGGGTGCCATACGCGGAAAACGTGATGGTGATATTTCCAAACCTGCGAAGTGCGTGGCACCACGTAACCCCGCGCGGGCCGTCCCAGTATGCCAGGCGATTTTTGAATTTTGTCGCGGAGGTTGAAGACCCCCTGCACGGGTACACGCGGGACGCGTTGGGCCGCGATAGAGTTTATGGGGTTGCGATATGCCCTTAGTTGCCCGAAATACCCTTATTTGGCTCTGGTCCCTGGACACCCGCAGCGCGGAATTTCTTCTTGGGTTCGTCCTTCTGTCTCGCGGGCTCGCAATCGCGTTGCCCACACCCAGCATGGGCGAGATTTATGCGTCGTACACCACGGTCATGCCCGAGCTGTATTGGGGGTTATTAACCGTTTTTGCGGGTGCCGCGCAGACGTCCGGCGTCGTCGTCAATGGTCGCTGGCGCAGGTCCCCCGCGCTCCGGATGGCGGGAGCTTGGGTCGGCTTCATGTGGTACATTGCGCTGACACTCACTTTTTTAATCAACAGCCCTCTAACGATCTCCCTGGCAGCCTTTTTGTACCTGCCATTGGCTCTCGGATCCTTGTGGTGCTTCCTAAACATCGCATCGAAAGGGTAGCCTGATGACAGATTGGCTGACGCCCGACGTTGCCACCGCGCTCGGCGCGGGGCTTGGGGCCCTCCTTCTCGCTATCGGCATGCGGGGGAAGGCCCCGGGAAACAAAACCCCGGCGCCGCACCAGGCGATCGCCCGGCCCGATACGCGCAGTGAAATAAGGTCTGCGGACGCGCTGGAAAAGATCGCGGCGACCCTCGACTTACTTGAGCGGCACGCCTCGATTTTCCTGGATCGCAAACAGCGGTAAGCGCCCTCAACCTGGAGACGCTTCCCAAACGGCTTTGTCTGGCGTATGTCTGGCATAAGACAGACAACGGACAGGTGTTCCCGTGAAAACTTCTGATCAAGGAATTGCCGCGCTGGTGCAGCACGAGGGGGTTGTCCCCGGGCCGTATCTGGACAGCGAAGGGTACTGGACCTACGGCGTAGGCCACGCCGAAACTTCTGGTCTGGCGCCGAACCCCAAGTATATGCGCCGGGGTGCGCCCCCCAAGCTGGGTCCGGAGCTGGAGAAAATCTTCGCCCTGCTGCGCAGCGATCTCAAAGTCTACGAGAAGGCCGTCAACCAGGCGATCAAGGTCAAGGTCAGCCAGCACGAGTTCGACGCCGCAGTCTCGTTTCACTATAACACCGGCGCAATCGGCAGGGCCTCTTGGGTCAAAAAGCTCAACGCGGGCGACCGCAAGGGCGCGGCCAGAGCGATTATGAGCTGGAAAAAACCCGCGTCGATCATCGACCGGCGCAAAGCCGAGCAAAAACTGTTTCGCACCGGCACATACCCGAAAGGCCGCGCGCCGGTCTACAGCGTGACCGCCGAGGGGCGCGTCATCTGGAAACCGATCCGGACCTTGTCTCAGACAGAAATTCTTGGGCTGATGAACAAGCCCAAACCCGCAGACAAACCCCAGCCCACGCCGGAGCCCACACCCTTCGAGAAAGAAAAAACCGCCCTGAACAAAGCCAACGGGGCCGCCACATTTGGCGCGGGCGCGGCGGTCGCAACCGCGACAGCGGTCTGGTGGGCCGAAATCAAAGCCACGGCCTGCGCGGCGCTTTGGTTCTGCGGGGGCTGACATGAAGTATTTCAAACCAACCTCCCTCACCTTCTGGATGGGCGTGCTGCCGCTGGTGCAGGGCCTGATCCTGCTGACCACGCCCCTGCACAACGTCACGGCAGCGGCAGAAATCGTGCGGCTGATGACCGACGCGCAGCCTATGGCCCTGATCAACACCGGGCTGGCCCTGGTAGGGCTACGCGCCGCCCCCGGCGTGTCCCAAGCTCTGGAGCGAAACGGCCTATGATTGGTGCAGCCTTCGCCTTTGTTCTGAAACTCGTGACAGGAGGCGGCGGCCTCGCCGACCAACTGCGGCTAGCCCACAAGGACCGGATCGCGGCGCAGACACAGACAGAAGTTCTTGTGGCGCAGACACGGGTTCACTCCATCGAGGCCAGCATCGCGGCGGCACGTCTGGCGAACGAGGACCGCTGGTCCGCGACCAGCCTCGGCAGGTATCTGATCGTGGTCCCCTTCGGTGTCTGGTGGACCGCAGTTTTTCTGGACAGCACGTTCGGCTTCGCGTGGGATCCGCTGGCCCTCCCGGCAAAGATCGACGCAATGGCGCGGATCCTTATCCCGGCGATCGTGATCGCTGACGCGGGCGCGCTGTCTATCAAGAGCCTGCGCCGGTGAACGCGTTCACCCAGATCCAGGACCCGGCAGCGCGTCGGCAGGCGATCATCCGGCGGTTGCTGGCGGCGAAGTCCGCCGAAACCTCTCTGCTGGACTACGTCCGGTTGACCATGCCGGACAGCACAGACCCGAGCCCTAACCCGCGCACCCGATACCACACGGGGCGCCACCACGAGTATATCGCCCGCAAACTGGAAGACCTCGAAGCGGGCCGGATCCAGCGACTGATCATCAACTGCGGCCCGCGTCACGGCAAGACCGAGCTGGCCTCGAAGCGGTTCACTGCCTGGTTCAGCGGCAAACACCCCGAAATGTCTCTGATTTTTGGCACGTACAACGAGAACTTTTCGGGCGACACCGGGCGGGCCGTCCGTAGCATTATCCAAAGCCCCGAACACCGGTTGGTGTTCCCCGAGCATGAGCTCAAGCAGGACAGCGTCGCGGCGCAGCGTCTTATGACGACGCAGGAGGGGCAGCTTTCGTTCGTGGGCCGAGGGGGCTCGATCACGGGCCGGGGCGGACACGGACTGATTATCGACGACCCTATCAAGGACCGCCGGGAGGCTGACAGCGGCACGATCCGCGATCAGCTTTGGGACTGGTTTACGCAGGTGGTCGCAACGCGCCGGATGACCGACGACAGTTGGATCATGCTTATCCAGACGCGCTGGCATGAAGACGATCTGGTCGGCAGACTGACGGACCCGACCAACCCGTTCTACGACAAGCGCGAGGCCGCGCAGTGGACTGTTATCGATCTGCCCGCGCTGGCGGGGGACAATGACGTTCTGGGCCGCAAGCCTGGCACGGCGCTTTGGCCTGAGCGGTTCAACGTGGACTTTCTCAAGGCGCAGCAGCGGCTCGATGCCCGGGGTTTTCAGGCGCTCTACCAAGGCCGACCGTCCCCCGAGGAGGGCAACTTTTTCGAGCTAGACAGCCTGAAAGAGTACGACCCGGACGAATTGCCAGACAACTTGCAGCTTTACGTGGCCAGCGATCACGCGGTCTCGACCCGGCAGGACCGGGACAAGACAGCGATCATCCCCGTCGGCGTGGACGAGGACGGGGATATCTGGGTCCTGAACGACGTGTTCTGGGAGGCCGCAGACAGCAACCGCGTCGTCGAGGCCATGCTCCGCCTGATGCAGAACCGCAAACCGTTGTTCTGGTGGGCCGAGCGCGGCCACATCACCAAGGCAATCGGCCCCTTTTTGCGCAAGCGGATGCAAGAGGAGGGCACTTATTGCTCGATCCTCGAAATGGTCCCGGTGGCAGACAAACTGACCCGGGCGCAATCGATCCAGGCGCGGTGCTCTATGGGCCGCGTCCACTTCCCCCGGCGGGCCCCGTGGTGGCCGGAGGCCAAGGACCAACTCTTGAAATTCCCCAACGGCGCTAACGACGATTTCGTCGATGCGCTCGCTTGGGTCGGCCTGGGGCTGCAAACCCAAGTGTCGGCCAACGCGATCCGGGGCGCAACAAAACCGACCACCCGGGGCACCCTGGGCTGGCTCAAAGAACAGACACGCCGGGACGAAAGCGAAGCCCGTCGAGCAGCCGGAGACTGGTAAAATGGATCAGCAAACTACAAACGAAGTCGGCGCAATCGTCGAGCAGAGTGGCGATGAAAAGATCATCGACCGGAACGCCCCAGACCCGGCAGAAGAACGCCGCAAACTTGTGACTGAGTGGTCGGCGCGCGTGCGGGACGCCAAGACGCATTGGTCCTCCAGCTTCAAACAGATGCAGGAGGATATGCGCTTTTGTGCCGGGGACCAGTGGAAAGGCACCAACCCGAAAATCCTTGAAGATCTGGGGATCGCCTCGGAAGATCGTTACCAGGCGAATATCGTCCTGCGGCACGTTCAGACACGCACGGCGAACATCTACGGCAAGAACCCGCGCATCGTCGCTCGCCGGAAAAACCGGTTGCTGAGCACTGTCTGGAACGGCTCGATGCAGCAGCTCGTTGAAGCGCAGGGCATGTTGGACGCCGTGGCCCAAGACCCCAACGCCATGAACGACCCGAAGGCCATGCAGGTCGCCGCCGCCGCCGGGGCGATCACCGAGGACGCCGCCCAGCAACAAAAACAAAACGAGTTTCTGGACAAATACGCCCGGACCCTTGAGCTCCTGACCGAGCACGAGCTGGACGAGCAGCCGCTGCCGTTCAAGCAGCAGATGAAGGCGACCGTCCGACGGGGTCTCACGACGTGCGTGGGCTTCGTCAAAGTCGGGTACACGCGGGTCATGGGGCGGACGCCCGAGGACGAGAATGCGATCTTGGACATTACCCGCCGGTTGGCCCGGGTTGAGCAGCTTTCGGCAGACCTCGCCGACGGGGAGATCCAGGAGGACGACCCCGAGGTCGAGGAACTGCGCCTCGGGATGCAGGCCCTGTCTGAAAAAGAGGACGTGATCGTCCGGGAAGGGCTGACGCTGTCATACCCAGACAGCACGGCGGTTATTCCCGACCCGGACTGTGTGCAGCTCCGGGGCTTCGTCGGCTGCGAGTGGGTCGCGGAGGAATACTTCCTGACAGCGGCGCGCATCCAGCAGATCTACGAAGTGGACGTTAAGTCGCCCAACGGCGGAGGGGACGCCAAGGCTCGGGCGACCGAGTACAACGTCAAGGGCAGTGCGGGCCCCGGCGCGACCTTCGAGCAGGCGGAGCCCGGAATAGAGAGCAAGGCCGAAACCTTCTTCTGTGTCTGGGAAATCTACAACAAGGGCGACGGCCTCGTTTATACGATTTGCGACGGCCACAACGACTTTCTGCTGGAGCCGGGCGAGCCGGACGTTCGCGTCGATCGGTTCTGGCCCTGGTTCCCCTTCGTAACGAACGAGGTTTACTCACCGGCGCACGTATACCCACCCTCGGACGTCCGGCTCATGCGCGGTGTTCAGACAGAACTCAACCGCTCCCGGCAGGGGCTGCGCGAACATCGCCGGGCGAACCGTCCGCGCCACGTCGCGACGCAGGGGCTCTTGTCCACCGAGGACAAGGACAAGTTGGCGAATTGCGAGGCGAACGATCTTGTCGAAGTTCAGGGTCTGCCACCAGATCGCAAAATCGAAGACGTCATGCAGCCCATGCGGGGTGTACCTATCGACCCGGCGCTCTATGAGACGGGGCCTTTTTATGAGGACTATCTGCGGACGTTGGGCCAGCAGGAAGCAAACCTCGGCGGCACCAGCGGGGCAACGGCCACCGAAGCAAGTATCGCGGAGAGCAGCAGGCGTAGTGACGCCTCGGCGGTTGTTGACGACCTCGACGAGTTCCTCAGCGAACTGGCCCGCGCAGTCGGTCAGGTCCTGATCCGGGAGTGCAGCCCCGAAAAAGTGAAGCGCATTGTAGGCCCCGGCGCTGTCTGGCCGGGGTTGAGCGCGCAGGATACGGCGGAGGAGATTTATCTCGAAGTCGAAGCGGGCAGCACTGGCCGACCGAACAAGTCGCAAGAGGTGCAGGTCGCCACCCAGGTGTTCCCACTCCTGATGCAGGTCCCCGGGCTGTCCCCGGAGTGGCTGGCCCGCGAAATGTTGCGCCGGATGGACGACCGCATAGACCTTTCTGATGCTTTCGCGGCAGGAATGCCGTCTATTCAGTCCATGAACGCGGCGGGAGGCACCGGCGGGCCGCCCCAACCCGGGGGCGCCCCCGGCGGAGACGACCCCAAAGCGCAGGGTTCGGAGGGCTCGAACAACGCGCCGAGCACGAGCGCGCCGCAGGTCAACTCGGCGCCGAGGCCCCCGGAGGCGCCCCCCGCAACGGCAGGCGCGTACTGACACCCTAGACAGAAACCACGCCACAAAGGCGCTTTCAGACAGCGAGGCCCCCGGAATTTTGGTTCCGGGGGCCTTTTTGTCTTGCCTTGCCTGTCAGACAGAACGCACAAAACAGGCGTGAATATGCAACCCGCAGGAGCCAACATTGCCCCCTGACGCAAAAAAATCCGAAACGGACCTGATCGATCCGCCGTCTGACCAAGTGTCCGACGCGACAGCCGACGACGGAGTTAGCGATACTACGGCCTCGCAAACCGCTGAAAGTGCTGAAAAAACGGGACAATCTGAGCCAACGACTATGGCGGAAGCGATTTCCGCCGCGCTGGATCAAAAAACCTCGGAAGACCCTGACGATCCTGACAGCAGCGGCGAAGACGCCGATGGGGATCTGTCTGACGAGAAGGGGTCCGACGCCGAGGACGCGCCAGACAAGGGTGCGAAAAAACCCGGGAAACAGCCAGAACCCGAAGACGACGACGACGACGCCGAGCTAGAAGACCCGACCGAGGAGGAGCTGGGGCAGTTTAAGCCTCAAGTCCGCCGCCGGGTTAAACAGCTTCTGTCTCAACGCAGCATGGCACGCGCCGAAGCGGCTGAACTCCAGCCCGACGCAGGCCGATACCGCTCGCTCCAAAAGTACATGTCCGAAAATGACCTCGGGGACACCGAGTTCGCGGACCTGCTTATCGCTGGCGCCGATTTGAAATCCGGCGAACCACAGCGGCTCCAGAGCTTCCTCGATCGCGTGTTGCCCCTTGTGCAGCAGGCCCTCGTGGCAACCGGCCAGATGGTCCCCTCGGATCTGACGGAGCAGGTTGAAAGCGGAGAAATGACGGAGGACGCGGCCCTTGCGATCGCACGATCCAAGGCCACGGCAGCCGCCGCCCAACAACGGGCGGAGAAAGCCGAGCGAAATCAGACAGCGTATGAGACAGCGCAGGCCAACGCAAACGTCCAGCAGACAGTCTTGTCTGCGGTGGACCGGTGGCGGCTCAAGACACGGCAGTCCGACCCCGACTTCGATCAAAAACAGGACGTGATGACGACCTACGCGCAGGCGCTAGTCGCCCAACGGGGCCCCGCAAGGACCTCGGAGGAGGCAGTCGCCTATTCGCAGGAAGTCTACGAGCAAGTGAACCGGCTCTTTGAGCGCGCTCGTCCAGCCCGGAAGGCCACTCGGCCCACCCCGGCACCCGGCACGTCCACACCCCGTTCGTCTCCGACGGCTGAACCGGCGTCACTCGAAGATGTGATCCGGCAAAGCCTCGCGCAGGCGGGCTGATCAAGGACTGATACAATGGCCGTGACACAGGCTCAACTCGACTTCATCGCTAACGCCGCGCTTGACTTCTATCTGAACAAGGGTGACGCGTTTCAACAGCAACTGCAGGAACGTCCGCTTGTCGCTCTCATGGAGCGCAAAGCTAAGTCGTTCCCCGGCGGTAAGGGCGATATTTCCGTCGCCGTACAAGGGGCTTATGGTGCCGGTGGCACTGACGACAGCCTGACGGGTTACAACTACGACGACACCGTCACCTTCTACAACCCGACCAACCTCGAACGCCTGGCCTACACTTGGCGTGAGCACCACATTGGTATTTCGGTTACTCACACCGAAATGAAACACGACGGCTTGTCCGTCACGGATGAAATGGGCAACTCGTCCGTCCACTCCGGGCGCGACCAGACTGTCTTGGTCAACATGTGGGAAAACAAGTTGTTCGACTTCGGCGAGCGGTATGCTCGCTCTGCGAACGACCTGTTCTGGGGCGACGGCACTGGGGATGCGAAGGCGCTTCACGGCATCCAACACTTCCTTGTTCCGAACCCCGGGATCGGGACCGTCGGCGGCATGAACCGTGCGACTGCGGGTAACGAGTATATCCGCAACCGCGCACGGACTGCGGCATTCCAGACCGCAATCGGCGGGGACGCCTCGCTGGCGGCGCACGGGGGTGACGAAGTTACCTCGGCTGCGGCCAACGGCGGCGCACTCTGGCAGGTTCTGCAACAGGAGCTACTCCAGCTTCGCCGCTATGGCGGCAAGCCTGACACGTTCCTGGCGGGCTCCGACTTCATCGGGGCTTTGCAGATCGAAATGCGGGCAAACGGTTACTACAACAACAACGGCATGACCGGATCGCAAGACGGCGCGATTGGTCCGATGCTGTTCGACGGTACGACCGTGCAGTACGACCCGACGCTGGACGACCTTAGCCTCGAAAAACGTGGCTACTGGTTCGACAGCCGCCACATCTGTCTGATGAAAATGCAGAACGAGTGGCGCCGGACGCACAAGCCTGCGCGTCCCGAGAACAAGTTCGTTCTCTACCGCTCGGTCACCTCGACGGGCCAGATGGTCGCGTATCAGCTCAACTCTGGGCTGGTCATCGATATCGCCTGAGCCAGGCAAGTGAACCGGAGGGGCGCGTTATGCGCCCCTCCGACACCAGACAAACCGGAGCAAAAGCCCAAATGGAAATTCAGATCCTATCCGCAAACGTCGCCCTCGCCGGGGATGCACGCAACGTCGTCGCCCGGGGCACCGACAACCCCATCACCTTCCCCGAGGCCGTGATCCTCCAGACTGTCCACGGCAAGTCGGCGGTGACGGACATGGTCGAACTGCGGCGCGAAGACCGCGAGCCAGCCAAAGAGCACGAACGGCTGACCCGGAAGTACGGACGCGTCGTCACCGAAGTGTTCCCGCTGATGGGGACGATGGTTTCGCTCCAAGGCGTGAACCCGGATCTGCCGACGCTCGAAGAAGTCCAAGCCGGTGAGACCGCCCGCAAATCGGCCTCTGCGAAGGCCCGCAGTAAGGCGAAGCCCAAGGCGAAGCCCAAGGCTGCGGCCAAGACTGACCCGGAACCGGCAGTGGGGCCCGAAACGGACACCGGTCTGCCGCCCCTCGGCGCTGAGTAAAAAGGGTAACCGCCGTGCGTATTCAAAGCCTCCGCGAAATGCTGACGGACCTCCGCGTGGAGGCCCGTCTCAGTGCGAATGCGGCGCACGGCAGCCACCTTGAACCGGGGCATATCTCGCGCCTCCGCCGGGTTCAGGAAGAACTCTACCTGACCCCGGACTGGAAACCTCTCCAGATCCGAGACACGACCAAGACGCTGTCCCCTGGACAGCGCACGATTGCGCTGCCCGAACGTCTGTCTCAGCGCGGACTAGACGCGGTCTGGGCTCGCCCCGCCGGGACCAAGCAGTGGTGCCGGTTGATGTACGGCATCACGCCAGACCATTTGTCGGCCTCAGACAGCGACGCAGACGAGCGCAAAGAGCTGATCCGGCGCTTTGCGGCGTATCAACCCAGCGGCGGGGAGCAAATCACCTCCGATGAAATCGAAGTCTGGCCCATTCCGATCGCCTCGACGGAGCTCATGTTCCTCGGCGAGCAAAAACTTATGCCCCTGGTGGACCCCGAAACCGATTACTCCACGATCGACGGCCCCCTCGTGGTCCTTCACACCGCCGCCGAGCTTCTGGCGGGCCAGAAGTCCGAAGACACGCCGATCGTCCTAGAGCGCGCCCGGTCGCGCTTTCAGTTCATCAAAAGCCAGCACGCCGCACTGGACAACCGGCAGTTCAACCTGTCTGGGCCAACCCCCGGCGCGCGTGCCCCCCGGCGCGGCATCGACTATATCGAGAGCTGACGCATGGCGTATCTTGTCCTCGAAGACTTTGCCGCCGGGATCGACCTCCGCCGGGACATGCTAACGGCTCCCCCCGGAACGCTCCGGACACTGACCAACGCGTTCGTGAACGCCGGGGGCGAGATCGAGAAGCGGAAGACGCTCACCGGCATCGGCACCCTACCAACAGGGACAACCCACGGCCTCGCCGCAAGCGGCGCCGGGCTCGTGGTATTCGGCACCGTCAGTCCCGGAGCGGTCGGCACCCTGCCGGATGAAGTCACATACCAGGAGCTGGACGAGGCAGGCGACGGCGAGACGATCGACAAGATCATCGACGTGGAGAGCTTCGGGACGTCGCTGTATGTCGTCGCGCTGTTCACAGACGGCGAGTACCGCCATTTTCTCGACGGGACCCGCATCGACCCGTTAGACGTCGCAGGGACCAATGTCCGAGCCCACAAGAGCAAGATGTACTCTTGCGACGAGCGTAACTTGCGCTTCTCGGCGGTCCTCGACGCGGCGGATTGGACTACCGCCGCAGGCAACGGGATCATCGACCTCAACTCGCAAGACACGGGCGACGTCAACCTCGTCGGTATGGAGGAATACTACGGCAGCCTCGCGCTCTTTGCGCGCAACCAGGTGCAGATCTGGATCATGGACGCCGACCCGGTGCAGAACAACAAGCAGCAGACCCTCGGGAATATCGGGCTTATCGGCCCGCACGCCGCAGCACGGTACGGAAACGGCGACGTGCTGTTCCTGTCTGACACCGGCATCCGGTCGCTGCGAGCGCGCAACAGCTCAAACGCCGCCGTCCTGTCTGACCTCGGGTCGCCGGTGGACGCCTTGGTCAAAACGCTGCGGGACACGCTAACCCCGGAGGCCGCGCAGGAGATCCGCGCGATCGTTGATCCTTTGTCTGGGCACTTCTGGCTTGTCTGGGGCACCCAGATTATCGTCCTGGCGCAGTATCTGAACTCCAAGATCACGGCGTGGAGCACGTTCC